AAGAATTAACTTCCCTAACTCTACTCGAATTAGATACAAAATCACTTCAAGTTAGAGATATTGATGGTTTAGATAAATTTAAGTCTGGTTTCTTTGTTGATAACTTTAAGGGAACTAGATTTATTAATACTGAAGATCCCGATGCAAATTCTACCATTGATACAAATAAGACTGAATTGAGATCTGATTTAGTGTTCAGTTCACTAAAATCTAGAGTATCTCCAATATCAACGGAAGATTTATCTACGTTAGATTTTTCATCAGACTTTACTTTAAGTGATCCTAGTGTTAAGAAGACTGGTGATCTTGTTACTTTAAATTATTCTTCAATCGAGTGGACTGATGTGCAACAGTCTTTTGCAACCAAAGAACAAAAAGTAAATCCTTTTGGGGTTGAAAACTTTAATGGTGTTGTAAAACTTACTCCATCTTCAGATACTTGGGCAAGAACATTAAATGTTCAGGCGGGGAGAATTTTAAGATCACAAAGTGATTGGTCTAACACATATATTAGTAATCTAATTACTAGTTCTGAAGTAAGCAATAAATTAAGATCAAGAAATATTGCTTTTGAAGCAAGTGGTCTGCAACCATCAACAAATCATTACTCATTTTTTGGTGGAAGTTCTAATATAGATGTTATTCCAAAACTTCTACAAGTAACAATGTCTGCTGGATCTTTCCAAGCAGGTGAAACTGTATATGGATATCAGGACGGAAGAAAGGTAAGTGCTTTCAGATTAGCAAATGCCAATCACAAATCTGGTTCTTATCTAAATCCATCAGAAGTTTATAGTAAAAATCCATATTCACCAACACTTGATATTGCGACAGTATATTCATCATCTTCTCCAATGATCAATGTTGATCTAATGTCACTTGCCGATGATGGTGATGGAAGATTCTATGGATATGCATCTCAAAATATGATTTTAGTTGGAGAATCTAGTTCTGCACAAGCAACAGTTTCTGCTCAATCATTAACAACCGATGTAGTTGGTGATTTGAATGGTTGTTTGTTCATTAGAAATCCATTAACTTCTCCTGCACCTGCAGTAACCTTTAGATCTGGTTCAAAAACACTTAAGTTAACTAGTAGTTCTATCAACTCTAATGCTACTAACGTAAGATTCACTCAAGAGACATTCCATAATAATGGAGTTATTAATTCTGGTGTGTATACTGAAAGTGTTACTGTTAGAAGACCTCCATCAGCATTGACTGTTAATGCTACAAGAAGAGATCCACTATCACAAACGTTTAGGACAGATAATACTGGTGGTTTCTTAACCAAAGTTGGTCTTTTCTTTAAAACAAAAGATCAGACTGAAAAAGTTTTTGTAGAAATAAGAGAAACTGATATTGGTGGAACACCAAAAAATAAAGTTGTTCAGGATTTTGCTAGAGTTGGTATTTTACCTGCAGATATTACAGTTTCTACAGATGGAACAACCGAAACAGTTGTAAATCTGCCTTCTCCATTATATCTACAAGCTGATACACAATATTCTTTAACTTTATCTTGTCCAACATCCGATGATTATGAAGTTTGGGTTGGTGAAACAAACCAACCAACAGTAGCAACTCAAAATTATCCTGCTGCTGATCAGGTGATCTATTCTAATCAATATACTGGTGGTAATTTATATAAACCACAGAATGGATCTGTTTGGTCTCCAGTAATTTCTGAAGATTTGAAATTTAAACTATACAAGGCAGAATTTGCTTCTACATCTGGAATTGTATATTTCAATAATCCATCACTTTCTGTTGGAAGCACTTATACTTCAGCAGATGCAAATATTCCACATCTAGTAAATAATCCAATTAAAACCTTACCACGTAAGTTGATTGTTGGTATGTCAACTTCTCAGGCACTTGGAACTATCCTTGTTCCTGGTGTTAAAGTTGCTGAGGGTGATAACAATGGTATTATTGAATTTGTCGGTGGAAATGTTGGAACTGTTGGAATCAGCACAGTTGGTGTGGGTTATTCAAATGGAACCTTCAACAATGTCCCACTTTATACAATTTCGGGTAATGGTTCAGGTGCAACAGCAAACATTACCATCTCTGGAAATGGTGTAAGTGCTGTTTCACTAGCATCAACTGGAAATGGTTACAGACAGGGTGATTTACTTGGAATTACAACTAGTTCTGTTGCTGGAACCGGTAGTGGTGCCCTAATATCTGTCAATACTGTTCCAAATATTGATACACTCTACCTCACTAATATGAATGGTGAACTATTTGATACTGGAGATACTATATCATATTACAGTGGAAGCACTCTTGTTTCTATGGCAGGAACAATAGTTAGAGGAACATCAGTAATTCCAGATGAAATTTATGCTGGAAATGTATTTGAAGTTTCTCACTACAACCACGGTATGCACTCAAATAGCAATATCGTAAACATTAGTGGTGTTGAACCAAATACCTCTTCTAGCACACTTTCCGCTGCGATTGTATCAACAGATACTACAGTTTCTGTTGCAAATACCTCCTTGTTTGAATTATTTGAAGACTCTCCTGTTACTGCAACTAATCCTGGATATGTCCTTGTTAATGATGAGATCATTTCATATAAACAAATTAATGTTGGATCTCTAGAGATTGTTTCTCGTGGTGAGAATGAATCGACAATTAGAAATCATGCCGTTGGTGATGAAGTTCGTAAGTATGAACTGAATGGTGTTTCCTTAACTAGAATTAACAGGAAGCATAATATGCCAACAAATCAATCTTTAGTCGCTAAGAGAGATATTGACACTTATCATCTCCAGGTTGAAAGACCTAGTGCTAAAACTGGTGGAACAACTCAACTGAACTTCAATACTGAAGGTTCTTTTGGTGGAAGCAATTGTAGTGCATCTCAAAATATTCAATTTAACGAAATAATTCCTTACTTTAATGTTGTAAATCCAGGAAACACTAGTGTTTCTGCAACATTAAGAACAGTATCTGGAACTAGTGCTGGTGGTAGTGAAGTTTCATTCCAAGATCAAGGATATGAATCTGTTGCTCTTAATAGAGTAAATGAACTTTCAACACCAAGAATTGTATGTTCAAATATTAACGAAACCACTAGACTGACAACTCTTCCTAAGAACAAATCACTAACTCTTGGGATAAGAATGGAGACAAATAATACTGCCCTTTCTCCAGTTGTTGATCTTTCCGAAGCAGCAACATTTGTATTTGCTAGAAATAGATTAAATAGACCAATCACAAACTATGTGGTTGATTCTAGATCAAATCAAAATACAGGTGATCCACATGCTTCTGTATACATTTCAAATACGGTCAATTTACAAAGACCAGCATCAACACTGAAAGTATTACTCTCATCATATAGAAATTCATCTAGTGATTTTAGAGTTCTATACAAACTTATTAGAGCAGATTCTAGTGAAGTGGAACAAACTTATGAATTGTTCCCAGGTTATAATAATTTGACTGATGCTAACGGAGATGGTTATGGAGATACTGTTATAGATACTTCTTTAAATGATGGTTTACCTGATAGTAAGGTAAATCCAAATGTAGATGGTGAATACTCGGAGTATCAATTTACAGCAGATAATCTTGATCTATTTGTTGGATTTACAATTAAAATTGTAATGAGTGGAACAAACGAAGCATACACAGCTAAGTTTAAAGATCTGAGAGTGATTGCTTTAGCATGATACCAGTTGAGGGACATAAAAACTTATTCCGAGATGAATCAGGTGCAATTGTCAATTGTGATACTGCTGAATATAATCAGTATATTAGAATGAAACGTGATCGTCAAAAACAGAAGGAAGAAATTGCCGAACTGAAAAAAGACGTTCACGAAATTAAAAATCTACTTATGGAGTTAATCAATGCCCGATCATAACGAAATTTCTTTGGACTCAGTTGCCAAGATGTTTGAGTTTGAAAAACAAGCAAGGCAGATTGATGAATGTAATGATATTAATGAATTGAAAAGTATGCTCAAATCATCAATGAAGTTATTTTTAAAACAGCAGGAAGTTGTGTCCAAACTCGGATTTGAAGGCGTATAAATATATTTTAGATCCTGAAAATTACCAGATTGGTATGTTATGCCAGACATAAAAGTAAGAGTAGGTCAACAAAATGCAATTAAGGTTGTTTCTTCAATCGCTGGAGAAACATCGGGAACTCTCGCTGGTCTGAGTGACGTTAATGTAAGTGGTGGTTTACAGAACGGAATGGTTCTTGTATTCAATGCCGCTACAAATAAATTTGATGCAACATTAGAATTAACACCAGGAACTACACAGAATTTAGATATTAATGGAGGCTCATTCTAATGGCGAGTATCATTAGAGTTAAAAGATCTACTGGTACTTCTGCACCAAGTACTCTAAATTATGGTGAGTTAGCACTTACAATTGGAACTGGAACACACGGTAATAGGGGCGGAAGAGTATTTGCTGGAGATAATTCACAAAATCCACAATTAATCGGTGGACGTTACTATACCGACCTTTTAAGTATTGCACCTGGATTAGTTGCAGGGCAAGATAACCCAACAACACCATCTAATGGTTTTGTTCCTGTTCTTTTAACGGACAATGGAGGAAACCCTGGTGGAACGGGAGCAATTACCAGATTGCCAAGGGTTGATCAATGGAGTGTTGATAATTTAACACTAGATGGTAATACAATTTCATCTAATGATACTGATGGTGATATTGTATTAAGAACTAATGGCACTGGTGAAGTTGTCATTCCAGATGATCAGTTTTTGGTGTTTGGTGATAGTAAGGACGCCAAAATTGAATATGATGAGGATAGTTCTAATGCTGTTCAAGTTACTGGTGCCCCATGGGTGTGGAATGTTGCACAGCAATATCAAATTCCAACAGGTAGTCAGTTTGTAATTGATAATGTTGGTATTTCATCTAACGTCATTTCAACTAGATCTGGTGGTGGAAATACTCTCTATATCGATCCTTTCCCCGATGGTTTCAGTAATGAAGGAACAGTAATCATCAAAGGTGACCTTCAAGTTGATGGAACATCCACAACAGTAAACTCAAGTTCGGTTACTGTTAATGAATCCATCATGAATCTTGGTGATGTAACCAGTGTAAGAACGGTTATCACTGATGTTCAATCTGGTGTAAGCACAGCAAGATTAGATTCTGTTGTTGGTATCAATACTGGTGATACTCTTGCAGCAACTAATATTAATGCATCAGGTATAGCAACAGTTTCTGCAATTGATATTGCAGCAAAAGTTGTTACCTTTAGTGGAACAACAAGTGCTGGTCTTTCTACAACCACACAAATTACAGTAACTCACGGATTTGATACCAATACAGACCGTGGTATTTCATTCGATTATAACACAAGCAGTGGTGTTGGAAACAACAAAACTGGTTTCTTTGGTATGGATGACAGTTCTATCGCTGATAGTTCTGCAGGTGCATTAAATCATGGAACACATGCTGATAACAGCAGAAGATTGACCTACATTCCTGATGCAACTATCAATAATAGTGTTGTTGCAGGAACTAAAGGTTTCTTAGATATTAAAGGTATCTACTATCAATCTGGTGATTATGATACTAATGGTATCGTATATTTTGATAGCACTGGTCTTCAAAGATCTACAAATCAACCAGGTGATGCCGATACTACAGTAACTTCAACACAAATTCTTACTGCTGTTACTGAAATTGTTCTTACTTTGAGTGGCAATGCAAGTTTGAGTGCTGGAGCACAGATTACTCAACAAAATAATAGTGCTGCTTACGGTATGGTGAAGTCTACTACTTCTTCATCTAATAGTGTAACACTGATTGGTGTTCAAGGAACATTTGATACTACCAATGATATTGTTGCTGATGGTGCTAGTGTTAATGAAAACCCAACCAACGTTGCTACTACATACACTAGTAAGCCAACTTGGACATCAACAATTGACGGGGGCACGTTCTAAAAATTATGAATAGTGAAGTAGATATTAATGTGTTAGTGACTCTTTATAATCAAAAATTAGCATCACTAACAAATCAAAACGTTTTGTTGGAAGCAAAAATTCAAACATTAACAAAAGAGTTTGAAGATGAAAAAAATAAGTTACTGGCACAACTTCTGGAATTAAAAAAACCAGAACCAGTAACTGTTAAATCTAAATCAAAACCTCCAACAAAAAATGATGATTATCAGAACTCAGAGGTTGAAGAATAATGGCAAAACCATCAACACGTCAAGGATTAATTGATTACTGTTTAAGGCGTCTAGGTGCTCCTGTCCTGGAGATAAATGTTGATGATGACCAAATTGATGACTTAGTTGATGATGCCATTCAATACTTCAATGAGCGCCATTTTGATGGTGTTGAGAGGATGTTCCTCAAGTATGAAATACAGCAAGCAGATATTGATAGAGGAAAGGCAAGCGGAACAACTGGTGTTGGAATTGTAACCACTACAGCAACTTCTGTAGATAGTGGTTCTGGATCTTTCACATCAAGTTTTTACGAAAATTCTAATTTTATTCAAGTTCCAGATTCAGTTATTGGAATTGAAAAGGTATTTAAATTTGATACTAGCAGCATCTCTGGGGGAATGTTCAGTATTAAATATCAACTATTTTTAAACGATCTATATTACTTTAACTCTGTAGAATTGCTACAATATGCAATGACAAAGAGTTATTTGGAAGATATTGATTTCTTATTAACTACAGATAAGCAGATAAGATTTAATAAGCGTCAAGATAGAATGTATCTTGATATTGACTGGAATGCTCAGAATGCTGGAGATTTTCTAGTTATTGATTGTTACAGGGCACTCGATCCAGCATCATTTACTCAAGTATATAACGATAGTTTCGTTAAAAAATATCTAACATCATTGATTAAACGCCAATGGGGACAGAATCTAATTAAATTTAGAGGAGTTAAATTGCCAGGTGGTATTGAATTGAATGGTAGGGAAATTTATGAGGATGCTGAAAGAGAAATAGAACAACTCAAGCAAACAATGATGCTTGAGCATGAATTACCACCTCTCGATCTTATTGGATAATGTTAAACCCCTTTTTTCTACAAGGTTCTCAGTCTGAACAAAGACTTGTTCAAGAACTAATTAATGAGCAACTTAGAATGTATGGGGTTGATGTTACCTACATTCCAAGAAAGATAGTCAATAGAGATACCATATTAAATGAAGTTGAAACTTCTAAATTTGATGATAATTATACTATTGAAGCATATGTTAATACATATGAGGGACATTCTGGTGCTGGAGATATTTTAACTAAGTTTGGTATGTCACTCAGAGATGAGTTGACAATTACGATATCAAAAGAAAGATTTGATGACTTCATCGCGATGTTTATTGAGGGAGAAAGTGATGATGAAATTATTTTGTCTAGTAGACCAAGAGAAGGTGATTTAATTTATTTCCCATTGGGTCAAAGATTATTTGAAGTAAAATTCGTAGAACACGAAGATCCTTTTTACCAATTAGGTAAAAACTATGTTTATCAACTTAAATGTGAACTCTTTGAATACGAAGATGAAGTTATTGATACTTCTATCGATGAAATCGATACTCAGGTTCAAGAAGAAGGTTATATTACTACATTAAAACTTACTGGAATTGGTGAGACTGCATCCGTATCTTCTGTTACTAACAGTGGTTATGTAAGGCAGGTATTTTTAAATAATGATGGAAGTGGTTATACATCGGCACCAATTATTCAGTTTGATGATTCACCAGTATCAGGCGGAACTGCAACAGCAGTTGCTATAACAACATCAGTTGCTGGTGTTCGATCAATAAAAGAAATTTTACTGACTAATGCTGGATTTGGTTATACTTCTGCTCCAGGAATAACAATTTATGGTGGTGGTGGTGTTGGTGCAGCAGCAACTTCTTTAATTGAAACTACCGATAAAGGTGTTGTTTCTATTGCTCTAGTTGATGGTGGTTCTGGATATTCTGCTGTTCCTACAGTTACGGTTGCTCATCCAAATATTGGTGCTGTTGCAACAGCTTCCACAACTAATGGTTCTGTGACATCACTTACGTTAACTAACCCTGGAACCGGATATAGTTCTGCGCCAACAGTTACATTCTCAACTCCATCTTCTGGCATAAACACAGCAACTGCAACCGCAACAATTGGTGCAGGTGGCACAATAACTGGTCTAACTATTGTTAGTGGTGGAGGCGGTTATGATGGTCCTGTAACAGTTACAATTTCTAATGATGATTCTATCAAGAGTGGTGTTAGGGCAGTTGCAAGAGCAGAAATTTCGGAAGGAAATGTTGTTACTGCGGTAAGAATTATCAATCCTGGTATTGGTTATACCACAGATCCAACAGTTACTATTGCAGATCCTCCACTAATCACGGGAATTGGGACGTATCAATTCAACGAATTGATTACTGGAGAATCTTCAAGAACAACAGCAAGAGTCAAAGAGTGGATTCCTGCATCCAATACCCTCAAAATTTCTTACGTTGATGGGACATTTACAAACGGTGAATTGATTGTTGGTGCAGCATCTTCTGCAACATATGCAGCAGACTTTTATACCAATGATGATACATATGATAAATATACTGACAACGATTCTATCGAGACTGAGGCAGATCTCATAGTTGACTTCACAGAATCGAATCCTTTTGGTAATTATTAATGTTAGGCACCTATTTCTATCACGAAATAATTAGAAAAACAGTCGTTTCCTTTGGAACACTGTTTAATCAAATTTACGTGAAACATGATGATGCAAATGGAAATGTTGAGAGTGAAATCAAGGTTCCACTAGCATATGGTCCTGCTCAAAAGTTCTTGGCAAGATTGGAACAGCAGGCAGATTTAAACAGAGCAGTTCAAATTACATTGCCAAGAATGTCTTTTGAAATGAATAGTATTTCATATGATCCTACAAGGAAAGTTTCTGTAACTCAAACTTTTAAAGCAGTAGACGATAATAGCAGAATAAAAAAGGTTTATATGCCTGTTCCATATAACCTTGGATTTGAATTAAACATTCTTACAAAATTGAATGATGATGCCCTTCAAATTATTGAGCAGATTCTTCCATATTTTCAACCATCATTTAACATTACCGTTGAGTTAGTAGATTCAATTGGAGAAAAAAGAGATATACCAGTTGTATTAGATAATATTTCATTCCAAGATGATTATGAAGGTGATTTTTCTACTCGTAGAGCTCTAATTTATACTTTACAATTTACAGCAAAAACATATCTGTTTGGTCCTATTGCAGACAGCACGGATGGAATTATCCGTAAGGTTCAGGTCGATTACTATTCAGATACTGATAGACAAAAAGCGAAGAGACAGGTTAGATATACTGCCACCCCACAGGCAAGAAAAGATTATGATAATGATACTGGCGCACTAACAACAGAATCTATTGATCTCACCGAAACTGTAATTGAACTGAATGATACTTCTGGTATTGCAGTCAATAATAGAGTTATTATTGATAGTGAAATTATGAAGGTAACTAAGTTAACTAGCACTTCTATAACTGTTAAGAGGGCACATAGTGCAACGATTGCAGCAGAACATCGTAAAGGATCAAAACTCAATGTTCTCAGCACTGCTGATGATGCTCTCGTTGCACCAGGGGATGACTTTGGATTCAACGAAGATCTTGATTTCTTCGAGAGCGGAGCAGACTTTAGTCCAACCAGAAAAATTGATATCTAATTTATGTCTGACAAATTTGATTCTATCGATGATGCTCTTAACACTAAGTGTGAGATCGTTAAAACAGAAGGGCAACCTGCTGAACTAAAGGTTCCTGATAAGGGTGCTCAAGACCTTACAAAAGATTATGAATATACAAGAGCAAACTTGTATTCACTGATCGAAAAAGGTCAAGAAGCAATTAACGGTATTATGGAACTTGCCGGTGAAGGTGGGAGTCCTAGAGCATATGAAGTTGCAGGACAACTTATTAAAAGTGTTGCGGATACAACAGATAAGTTAGTAGATCTTCAGAAAAAAGTAAAAGATCTTGAAGAAGATTCTGGAACAAAAACAACTAATAATGTTACAAACAATGCATTATTTGTTGGATCAACATCAGATCTTCAAAAACTACTAAAGCAAGGTTTTCTAAATAATAGTAACTCAGACACTAATAATGAAAAAGTGTAAGCAGGGTTATTATTACTGCTATAAAGATAAAAAGTGTAAA